GATCAATTTAAGAAGATTGGTATTGAAACAGGATACTGGGGGCAACCGCCGACTAGATATCACGCAACCAAAGAGTTAGAGTACACTGAAATCAGTGCCAATCTAAAGCCTAGCGGAGAACTACCATTACACTTTGGCTTACAAAAAGAAATGGGACAGCATACAGGAGAAGTCCGTGTAGTAGTACACGTTCATCCTACTTACTGTATTGCCGCCATGCATGCCGGAATTGATTTGAGCACAATTAGTGATGCGTTTCCAGAACTCAATCGTTATACTAAGGTAGCACCAAACGTTGGAGATGTTGCTCCTATCAGTCAAGAGCTTGCTGATGGATGCCACCAGAATCTCAAGTTAGATAGAGATGGCAATATTGCCTACGACATTGTGGGTATTAAAGGACACGGAGTAGTTGCTATTGATACAACACCGTGGCGTGCCTATGAGCACATAGAAAGATTAGAACACATTTGCAAGATAGTACTTGCTTCAGGAAAATATTAATGAGCAAACAACAATATAATTTAAACACAAAGACAGACTACTTGAATCGTAAGATGTTTCTGGACCCGGCAGGCCCGGTTACAATACAACGATTTGAAGAAGTAAAATATAAAAAGATTGCCGACTTTGAAGCAACGGCTCGCGGCTTCTTTTGGCAACCAGAAGAGATTAGCCTAACTAAAGATGCCAATGACTTTAAGGATGCCAGTGATGCTATTAAACATATTTTTACTAGTAACCTATTACGTCAGACAGCATTGGATAGTTTACAAGGGCGTGGTCCAAGTCAAATTTTTATGCCTGTTGTATCACTGCCAGAACTAGAAGCATTGATTTATAACTGGACATTCTTTGAGACAAACATTCACAGTAAAAGTTATAGTCACATTATTCGTAACATCTACAATGTGCCCAAGGATGTATTCAATACAATTCATGACACTAAAGAAATTGTAGACATGGCATCTAGTGTTGGCAACTACTATGAAAAGCTACATCGAATTAACTGCATGAAAGAAATGGACGGATCAGTTAATGAGAAAGAACATATCAAAGCAATTTACATGGCACTACACGCCAGCTATGCCCTAGAAGCCTTCCGCTTTATGGTTAGCTTTGCTACTAGTTTGGCCATGGTCGAGAACAAGATCTTTATCGGTAACGGCAATATTATTAGTTTGATCCTACAAGACGAACTACTACACAAAGGATGGACTGCCTACTTGATCAACCAAGTGGTTAAAGAAGACGCAAGGTTTGCCGAAGTGAAAGCAGAATGTGAACAAGAAGTGTATAATTTATACATGGATGTTATCCGAGAAGAAAAAGATTGGGCTACTTACTTGTTCAAGATGGGTCCAGTTATTGGACTTAATGCTAATATCTTGCGTGACTTTGTAGACTATACAGCAGTTGGTGCACTGAAAGAAATTGGTATCAAGTATAATAACCCTGCGCCAAAGACAACACCAATTCCGTGGTTTAATAAACATACCGATACTAGTAAGAAACAAACAGCCTTACAAGAAAGCGAATCAACTAACTATGTTATCGGAGTAATGAGTGAATCATTAGACTACGATGACTTACCAGCATTATAAGAAGGAAATTATGAAAGCAACAATATGGTCTAAGTACCACTGCCCTTATTGCGACCAAGCTAAGGCACTACTATCACAAAAAGGAATTCCGTTTACGGAACACAAAATCGGCGACGGCTACACTAGAGAAGAATTACTAGAAGCAGTACCTAATGCCAGAACTGTTCCACAAATATTCTTAGACGATAAATTAATAGGCGGGTTTACAGAACTCAAACAACATTTCGAAAAGGTATAATATGTTTATTTCAAAAGGTTTCGCAGAAGGCGAAGTAGTCACACTCAAACTAACAAGCGGCGAGGAAATTGTTGCCAAGTTAGTAGAAGATGGGCCGTTACATTACAAATTAAAAAACCCACAGGTTATTGGCATGGGGCCAAAAGGTCCAGGACTAATGCCATACTTGTTTACAGTAAGTCCTGATAAAGAAATCAAACTACAAAAATCAACAGTTACAGTAGCCGAGCCGACTGACAAACAATTTGCTGATCAGTTTATCGAGTCTACGACTGGTATTGCGCTAGCATAAATATTAGTTTAAGGGACCACAATGGCTACAGAACCGATTAGTTATTACCAAGATTATAGCAGTTATTATGCTACTATTGGCACAGCCCTAAGTACGATTGCCACAAATTCAACGTCAATCAAAGATAATATAGCGTTGATTAAGGATTCGCTAGCCACTATTGCTACTCAGACAACAACTATTGCTACTCAAACAACAACCCTTGCTACGCAAACAACAACAGTGGCAAGCCAAACAACAACCCTTGCCTCAAATAGTACGACTATCACTGGCTTGGCAACTGGTAATGGTATACATATCGTTGGCGCCTACGATGGATTTGGTATGGTTTCACTATATCGTCTACTAATTGAACAGGCCAAGATCCTTGATAATGCTGGGACGACAGCGACTCCTGCTCAAATACAAGCATCATTGGACGAAGTTACTAGAGTAGTAGGTCAAATCCGAGCTAACATTCCTAAGGAATTTTAATGCCAGGTGTAGCAAGAGATGCCGGTACAGACGTTGCTGGCGGCGCCATCATCCAAGGCTCTGGCAACGTCTTTGTTGAAGGCAAACCGATAGTAAGAATAGGTGATGCGATTGCTGGACATGGCCGCGGCCCACACTCCGGCCCAGTAATGGCGTCGGGTAGCGGCAATGTTTTTGCCAATAACATATCCGTTAGCAGAGCAGGCGACACAGCCACTTGCGGACATCCTGCTAGCGGCTCCGGAACTGTTTTTGCCAATTAACTAGACATTTATTTCCTAGCCTGTTACAGTAGATATAAGTACTCTGTACTCACATTAAAGGAAATAAAATGGCTACAAACAAATACGCAGAATTCACAGCAATCATCGAAGCAATGGAAGCAGACTTCGAAAAGTTTTACGATAAAGAAGTTGGTGCTGCCGGAACTCGCGTTCGCAAGCATTGTCAAGATTTGGCAAAGCTGTGTAAAGATACACGTAACGATGTTACCGCAGTTAAAAACGCTCGCAAAGAAGTAAAATAAGTCAACTAAATATTAGTCTAAGGCGTTATTATATTATAACGCAGGAGATTGTTATGAAGAAACTTATTACTGTATTCATATTGTGCGCCGGATTTGCTGTTCCGGCCGTTGCTGGTCCGCACGGACATTACGGCAATTGGCACCATCGCGGCGGGCATAATCCTTGGGTGTGGGTTGCTCCAGCAATAGTAGGAGGAGTTATTGGTTATGAGATTTCTCGTAATCAACCTCCTGTTGTTATACAGCAACAACCAGTTATTGTTCAACAACCTGTATATTCTACACAATATCAAAATTGTACAGCATGGGTTGAAACTCAACATCCGGATGGGTCTATCACTAGAACACGTACCTGCTCTTAATGAATTTTTATCCAATAACAATAGTTGATAATTTTTACAAAGATCCAGACGAAGTTAGAAAGTTAGCACTAGCACAGACTTACTATCCTGCTAGCGAACTAGACAACAGTGAAGGTATATTTCCAGGCAAACGTACTCATGAGCTTGGGTCTATAGATAGCGACTTTTTTCGTTATTCGGTAGACAAGCTCATTGGTGTATTTCATGATTACAGTACGCAGACTGTAAAATGGAATATTTCAAATAAGTTTCAACTAATAGATGCTAGCTATGATTCAGATTGGATACACTCCGATGTGGGTTGTATGTTTGCCGCTATTATTTACTTAACGCCCAATGCTCCATTAACTGCTGGCACTAGTATATACCAACCAAACTCAAAGTTTGATAAAAAGATTTACGAACAATTGAATCACGAAAAGTTTGAATTGTATAAATCGAACAAGTACACAGAATCTAAGAATACTATTAACAACATGTTTACCGAAACAGTACGAGTTAATAATGTCTACAATCGACTATTAGTGTATGAAGCAGAACAATTCCACGGTGGGCATGGCTTCTTCGGCCATAACAATATAGATTCACGCCTTACCCAAATATTTTTTATCAAGACACTCGATACAGACTCGTATCCTTTAAAAAGAGCTTGACTCTAGTGTCTAGTTATAGTATAATAATTATATTGTTAACTATTGGAGAACAATTTGAGTATGCATTTAGAAGGTCCGTGGCTTAGTACCACCGGTAAACGAAAAGGCAAACAGAAATTTGCTTCGGCAGAACACGCAAGGAAGGCTAGAGAATTGGACGAATCTTGGAAAGAGCTACAGAAAAAATGGGCGGTAGAAGCAGAAGATAAAAAGCGTAATCGTGCACTGACGGCGCCTAGTCTGAGTGGCAATTACAAGCTAACCATTCCAGAAGGCCGAAATACAACTGCCCATATTAAGAGTGTGAACACCGGTGGTAATGCTACGCTAGCACCGCCTAAAGTTTATACAGGCACTAAAGTAAAAGGTATTGCTACTATGCATAAAAGCAACGCTGTACCTGTTTTTAGTGACGAAGAAGCAGTGGAAATTTCCCGAATGAGGAGATGACTACGGGCTAAGTATAAAGTAGTTGTTTTTCCATGGTGGAAAAGGACTAACTATATAACGAGCCCTAAAAAGCAAGGCTGACCTACAAGGAGAAAGTAAACAGCCCATAGACAACCCGATGGTACTAGCGATACCTCATCCAGCGTAAAGGAGACTACAATGATACGCATCATAAAAACATTAGCAATTCTTTTATCAATTGTGATAATTGGATTAACAACAGTTAAAGCTGTAACATACAAATTGGATAACTTGAGATCGGCTCAAGTGGAAGCAAGCCAAGTTACAGCCAAAATGAGACAAACACAACTAGACTGTCTCGCCCGAAATATCTACCACGAAGCAGGCTACGAGCCGTTTGAAGGAAAGGTAGCAGTTGCCCAAGTTACTTTAAACAGAGTTGAAAGTGGCCAATTTCCAAGTGAAATCTGCCGGGTGGTTTATCAAAAGAACATAGTGTACGAAAAGGTGCTTTGCCAGTTCAGCTGGTACTGCGATCAAGCAAGTTTACACAAGCCTATGAACGGCGCAGTCTATACAGAAAGTATGGAAGTGGCAAAGAAAGTACTGTTAGAAGGATTTAGATTACCTTCAGTTAAACATGCTCTTTATTTCCATGGAGATTACATCAACCCAAAATGGGGCAAACAACCTGTGGCTAAAATCGGCCGCCACATTTTTTATAATTGAGAACTACTATGAATATTGAAAAAACTAAACAATTTGTACATGATGCGTTTGATCCAAATATGTGGGTCAAGAGCATTAAAGAGCACATGCCACAAATTTCAGCAGAAACTGCTGGATGGTGTGCCGTTGTATTGCTACACCTAGCTACAATTCCTACTATGATTGCGATTATGACAGGGCTAACTGAAAAAATGCCCCCTGTGGACATGGTGTTATTCAGCTGGGCAGGGCTATTCTTGTTCTTTATCAAAGCTACAATCCAGAAGGATTTGCTTAATGTTGTAACAATCGGCTTTGGATTCTTTGTGCAAGCTTCCTTGATGGCTTTGATCATATTCAAATAAATACATTAATAAACAGGAGCAGAAAATGCCATCAGGATTTCAACAAGATACTAACCAATTACAACCAGACTTCTATAGAGTAGCAATCGATACAAGTTCAGGTACATATTTCCCTACTGCTGACGGTAACACCAACGGCAGTATTACTCCAAACGGATGGGACGCTATCGCAACAGCACCGACCACGTTGATTAAATCAAAAGCACGTAGCCGTGGAGTTATGCGTTTTCGCAATATCGTCAATGCCTTAAGTGGATTGGGCGATTGTCAAATTTTAGACATTACAATGACAGGCGAAACAGACGGTGATTCACAGCCAACAGCTTGTACATTCACTGTTAAGTTTGACCGTGATTCATTTATTCCATTAACTGGCGCATATCAAGGCACAACTATTGTGGGTAATGATATTAACAATGCCGCAATGGACACTATTGCCAAAGTAATTAAAAATGAAATTGCCAAGGCAATGCGTTTGACAACCACAGCTTCGTGTAGAGTATATGATCCAACAGTTATTGGAGGCACCCAGTTAAGTTTAACAGCCGCACCAGGAACAATGACTGCCGCGCAGACGCTCGGCCTTATTACTGTATCTTTAATTGATACAGTTACTCTAGTTAACGCTTAAGGATTAAGAAAATGGCACGATTTAAAATTACAGTCAATATGGACCCTACTACTTCCGTAGCCGCATGGCCCAGTGTTGATGAAACTCCAGATGCAGATCCGGCAACAATGGGCGGAATAAGTCCATACGAATGGACAGATCTACACCACCCGCCGACATCGGTTGAGTATGCGCTAGCTTTATCTCAAGCAGTGTACCGCTGGACCAAAATGACTGAACAGTTGACAAAAGCTGGTACCTTCCGCAATTTTAATGAAACTGCTGTAGGCATTGAAATAGCCGATCACCAAGCTACCAATATTTCATTTGAAGTTATGTGGGTAATTGATCCACTACCAGTGTATCAATACTATATGGAAACAACCCAAGGAAATCTTATCGGGTTCGACGGCCAAGCAATCAATACTAATGAACGTGCCATTAAACAAATGATCACAGCTGGCATTTGTCACGGTGGTTCAGCAGGCGCAACTATAATGTGGCGCAAATACAATCCACGTCGTTGGAACGAAGAAAACTGTACAATCTTATTAAAACAGCCCGATGTTCCTGCTAAAGTATTTCAAGACATCACAGTTGAAATAGTTTCTTAAGGATACAATGATACTAGCTTGGCTGTTACTCCTTACTGGTCTTGTCATTTCAGCGGTCGCAATTTACTACTCAGTAGTAGGTTTGACCGCTATATTTTCTGCGGCAGTAATTCCTATTATCATTATGGGATCTGCCTTGGAAGTGGGTAAACTTGTCTGCGCCTCTTGGCTAAAAGCTAATTGGGAGAAAGCTCCACGTTTTATAAAGTACTATATGATCTCTGCGGTCATAGTATTAATGCTGATTACCAGCATGGGTATCTTTGGATTCCTTAGTAAAGCACACAACGACCAAAACTTAGTATCGGGTGATGTTCAGAGTAAGATTGCTATCTACGACGAAAAAATCAAAACAGAAAGAGAGAACATAGATGCTAATCGCAAAGTGCTCAAACAGCTTGATGAATCAGTGGATCAAGTTATGGGTCGCAGTTCGGACGAAAAGGGCGCAGAAAAAGCCGTTGCCATTCGAAAAGCCCAGCAGAAAGAACGTGGTCGCATCGCTCAGGACATTACAGAATCTCAAAAGAGAATCGCAACACTTAACGAAGAACGGGCACCGATTGCCGCTGAGGTTAGGAAAGTTGAAGCAGAAGTTGGGCCAATAAAATATATTGCCAAGTTTATCTATGGCGATCAAGGCGCCGACGAGAATTCATTAGAACGAGCAGTAACATGGATCATTATAATGATTGTTATAGTGTTCGACCCGCTAGCAGTTATTATGCTACT